ACAGATTGAGTCACCTGTTATGCCAGATCGAACTCAGTGGCTCTATGATCTTAGTGCTGCGCACTGGACCGATGAAGAAAGTCGTCTTGGGGTAATATATCAACAGTTTGCTGGGCACTTACAATAGACCAGGCCAAGCCAGACAACATTTCATCCTGTGTGAATTGTGAATAACTTAGATGTCGTAGCCAAGACTCTTTGAGATCTGGGTCAACATCAGGCAAAGAATCAATTTTTTGGATTTCAAATGGACATAACTGTGTGGCTCCTGTACGTCCTAAATTAACCACAGGAATATTGTGCATGGCCGATTCTACTGCACAGTTGCTGGTATAAACAACCACCGCATTTATATCCTGTTGCAGTTGATTTACAAATGTGTCTTCAACCAATCTATGTGTTCGATTCTGAGTTCTTCTTCTGACAACAATTTCTCGGTCTGTATATTGTTGGATCAACGCCACAGTATCATTGATCCATTGTTCAGGGTCACCAAGATTCATTGCTGTGCAAATTTTAGAATCAGGCGGCACCAGCAAGATACGATTTCCTCGGCGGAATTTTGTAAGATCTGGGTTGGCAATATCCAATCGATCTCTTGGTCTCTCCACTATGGGAAACCAGTTGTGATAAGCATTTTTGGTAACCCGTAGATAGTTTTTCTTTTTAGCATTGCCAAAATATCCAGTGTCAATATAATAATAGTCAAGATTATAGCGATGAGCCTGATCCAGCACCATGGTAGTTGTGATTCCAGAAAATATCATTGGATGCTGGGTGTTGTTTTGTATGTCGTCGTCGGTGGCCCATACTGCTCCACACCCATCTACAAAAGATCGTATCTTTTTTTTATTTCTATATGCCAGTATCATAATTGTTCATTTAAAATACGCCAGGCAGTGCCATCGCTCATTTCAGTAAAGGTAAACTGACTGTAGCTAAGATGACGCAACCAAGCTTCGCGTTCATCTTCAGTGGGAATTCTGGGGTTTTCAATTTCTGCCAACGTGTGTGAACTAAGCACACCGGCCGCATTGGGTCCTAAAGTAATGGCCGGTTTACCCAGCATGACAGCTTCACACGCGGCCACACTATTGTAGGTTACCAGACAATGTACATCATCGGCTAGAGCTTGTTCCATGGTGTTTTCTCTCATACGATCATCTCGTGTGCGTTTGAGTCTAATTTCTATAGGACGGTCTGTGTGCTGTTTAATTTCAGCAACAGTTTCATCAATCCATTGTTGTTGGTCAATAGCCCAAAGACTAAAACTTTTTTCGCTGGGTGGTGCTACTAATATTTTACTGCCAGGAGAGAATTTTTTTAAAGTAATCGGGCACTGATCTAGTCGATCTCTAGGACGTTCAATGATAGTGCGTATGTCATGCACATGATCTTTGATTATTCTAAAATATACTTTACGTCCAACATTGCCCACGTACCCGTTGTCTATGTAGTAAAATGTTCGGCCCGTTTGCCAGCATTGGTTTACTACGACGGTAAATTTCATGCCACGAATTCCAAATGGATGTTCTACAGGAGTAAGTAAAGCTTCTTGACTGCTGACCAAGGCACCGCCACACCCTTCGGCAAATCTATCAACAAACGCAGACTGACGGACTTTTATTTCGCTGTCATGTATTTTTCTGTTGATACAAAGCACTTGTCCAGGTTTAAAATCTCTTTTTGGAATATCTGGAGTCATTGCTAATCCAGGCGCTGTTGGCAATACTCAGTAAACATACGTTCCATGTGCCACTCGTTGCCCTGTGGAGTGTCAGCAAACTCATGAAAGCAAGGTGTGCCCAGGGTATAGTGTAACAGTTTGGCGTCAGGGTTAGGACCATATTCATCTGGCAACCAGTTCCATTCTTTGGGTAGTTCGCCAATACGGTCATCGTCTAACCAACTAAAGCGATGTAGATATGCGCCAGTTGAATTTTGTACAAATTCTGGAGTTAGTTTTCTATTGGGCCATGAACTACAGTTCCATAGGATTACACTTGACCAATTCTTTCTTGGATAATCCTCGTTTTTGCTTCCTAGATACTTTTCTGTCATCTTGGTCTTGTAATCGTGTTTGACCACAAACACATCGGCATGCTCCTGATTTCGATAATTCCATAGTTTTACAATATCATCACGCAGGATCATATCTCCGTCAATGAATATGGCCCATCCTGTGTAACTCATAAGATGTGGCACCAAGAATCTTGTATAGATAAAATGATTTGATCCATCAGTGTGTGTTTCTTCATAATCTTGGAACAGATTTAGTGCCACAGGCACGATGGCCACAGGTTGACTGGCATAACGAATAATGCTATTCACACAGGTATGAAATGCTATGGCTTCTCGAGGATCGTAGCCTACAAAAATTGGAATTGGGGTCATAGTCTTTCTATATCCTCTTCTATACAGTTAGGACCATATTGTATTTCTACAATGCGACACGGTTGGTCGAACGGATTATATAGCCTATGCCATTCGTTGGTAGGAATATGATAGCTGTCGTGTGTCTCTAAAGAAGTTTGACGATGACCTTCACCTTCTACCACACAACGTCCTTCTGACACTTGCCAATACTCTGCTCGACTCTTGTGTCGTTGCATGCTGAGCGTTTGACCCGGGTTAACAGTGAGCTCTTTGACTTTTGTACCAGGTACTTCGTGTAATATACGATAGTATCCCCAGGGGCGTTCTGTTCTAGGTGCTTTCCATTCTTCAAGGATCCAACTACTACTGTTTGCCTTATTGTGGCCACCTATCCCAAACACAAATGTTATATTGGTATCTGCCACATCCATTTCAGGAATATTAACAGCAGTTCTGTCGCCGCCATTGGCAAAAACAATAGCATCTTGTGGATAACTTTGGCGCACCATCCGTATAGCATGTTTGGCAGTGTTATCTGTGTCGGCGAAATCAATGACAAAATCCACACACTCAAGTTCTCGAATAATTGCTGTACGTTCTAGCAATGGCATAAAAGCCTGGCCTTTTTTACGGGCCAGCCAGTCATCTGAATTTACACCCACAACCAGGATATCGCCCAGTTGTTTCGCTGCTTTAAGATATGCTATATGTCCACTGTGTAGTGGGTCAAATCCACCAGTTACTAGAACGATTTTTTTCATACAGATATTTATGTGCGTATATTATCACGAAGTTCTAAATATTTGATATTGTTCTACCAAATCAGCAGGCGTGGTTGTGTTGAACTCTGTACGTGTAAATTGGCTCCAACAAATGTGTTCCCACCAAGCGGTGCGGTCAGGCTGATTATTCGTGGCCAAACCTTCAATGCCGCCCATCAACAAGGTGGTCATACTGGCATCTGTGGTATAAGCCGGTATGCCCAACAAACACGCTTCAACGCAGGCCATGGTTCGTTCTCCAACAACAGCCCTGGCACCTGCCAATTGTTCTACATATCTAGGCCAACGATTGTCTTTGGCACCAGTTTTTTTACGCCAGAGTATCTCGCCTGGCCAGTAAGGACGAATAGCCTTGGTCAATCTAGTTCTAAATTGGTCTAAATTTTCACCAGTACGTTCCTGTAGCACTACTTCCACAGGTTGTATGCCTATAACATATCCGTCGGTACGTGACTGCCATGGTTGCTGTGCCGGTGTTGGAAACAGGTGTGATCGGCTGTGTGTGACTGGACACATAATCATATTATGATGACCATTATAAGTCACTCTGCGGGTTTCTCTACGTGGAGTATCTGGCCCCCAGTATCCATATTCAATTTCTATGTATGGACGGCCTTCAGCTATGTATTCTTTGAGCGGCGACCACCATGGAGCATAGTGAGTAGCTATTAAAACATAATCATCTGGAACATCTGCTACCCGATCAAACGTTTTGAGCCCGCGTTGCCGCCATGGTTCCAAAGTCCAACTGGCATGATCGCCTGGCATATCCAGGGCATAGGCATATTTCATAACGGTAATATTTATGGGTTAAATATCTTCATGAGCACACTTTTAAAGACCCCGTTGGCTGTTAGTGAAAAAATTGATCGCCCAGGATTCATGATAGCCAGCGATTCTGGCTATTTTAATCAATGGGCAAAGACACTGTTTTTAAGTATACAATCTCATGCTCCCTGGGCTCATGTACATTTTCATTTGTTTGATCCAACCGCTGAAGATTTAGATTGGGCTAGTAAAAGAGATTGTACAGTGACACGTGAAACTATACCTGCAGAACACCTGGGCACCAACGAAGAGAGAATAATGTATCTGGCCGCTGCTAGATACATGCGGGTCAGAGAAATTTACACCGACAACACAGTATTAATTAACCAAGACGCTGACAGCATTATGGTGCGTGATCTATCCAGAGATGAATTTTTAAAAAGTTTAGAACACAGTTGGGTTCCTACTGCTCCCAAACGAGAACAGCTGAGTCTGTGTAGTGCATTTGGAGTTGGTCCTGACAATACTCGACATGTTATATGCGATCGTTACAGTGCTGTTTATGGCACACCACAGTGGATTTTTGCCTATGATCAACGAGTGATGGATCAAATGATTGCGGCCAATGAAATCACAGCCATGGATCTGCGGTACACTGATTTTAAATTTAGCGACAGCTCATACATATGGACCGGCAAAGGCGATCGTGTGTATAAAAATCAATTCAAACAACAACAAGCAAAGTATTTTTCTTTGCTCTGATATTATTTTATTGCCATGCTTGAGAGGCTATGATTGATCCAAGGCACAACAAGATCTTGTTGGCGAAGATAGTTGTGTGCATGCACGCTACGCTCGGCTGAAACCGGTAATAGTTTTAATTCTGATAATTTATGCCAACTAGTAGTTTTGGGATTTTGAGGCTCGTGCTCGCTTTTATAAATCACGGCATGGATCCAAGGATCCATCGGATCCTGTTTAAAAAAACCTGCACGACAATCCCATCCTGCCGTGGCCAACATGTAAATCAAGTTGACCATGGTGTAGTGGTAATAGCACCCTGCAGGTAGATAACAATCCAACTGACCGCGATGTACACGATGTGATGTAGGCACTGACAGATACAACATAGCACCAGTACTGGCCAAGCGCCACCAATTGCTTAGTGTAGACACCGGCGCCTGTGCATATTGAAAACTGTCATGACACCATAACACATCAAATCCTTGCGGTGGTGCCGATATAGCACTTTCAAAATCAACAGACTGGTAAAATACATTGTTGTGCCGATTGGTCAATGGCAACTCAGGCGCCAGATCCACACCAGTGCAACGTATGTTCAACGGTTGCGGATTTTCATCTCTGGTGGTTCTTGTAGCCCACCAAGCTAGATCTTCTCCGGTGCCGCATCCAAGATCCAACACAGTTTGAATACTGGCCATAAAGTCATCATATTCATATAGATAATCTAAAACTTGTAAACTGTGCTGATGGCTGTCTTCAGGGTGAATAAACTTCATACCTGTATGTCTTCCATGCCGGCTGCCCGCAATCTAACAATGTGTCCCAACATAAAATTTTTACTTTCCATTCCTTTAAGGATACCCAAAAATCTATTACGTAACAATGCAACTTCATTGATTAGGGTTTCAAACTCAATTACTTCATCTTCACCATCCACATATTTTTCAGCGTCACGGCTGGTCAACGCACGAGCATAGCCTTCTAGGTACTTTTGGAAATGCCTACGACGAATTTTTCGTAGTTGAATATTAAGATAATTTAATACCGCTTCTACTTCTTGTAGTTGATTAAAGCGATGTTCGGTGATACCAGGCAAAGCTGTGATATTCTTTTCAATTACTCCGCCAACTCTGCAGTCGCGTTTGGCTTCATTAAGTTCCTGTTCATAGTGAGTGATGAAATCAGGAATATTGCCCAGATCAGCAACAACTTTGCTATACCACATTAATAATCCTCATCCTCGTGGTCGTCGTCCTCGTGATCGTCATCCTCGTGGTCGTCGTCCTCATCTTCATGATCTTTAAGATAACTTGCCAACGCCCGTTTAATTTCACTATCACTTTTAAAGGTTGATTTGATTTCATCCGCATTATAATCATTATCAATCAAGACTGATACTAATGTTTCGGCAGCTTCATCACGATCCACAGCATTTACATACCGTTTGAGTTCGTCCCAAATTTCTTTGCTTAATCCTACACTCATTTTTATTCCTCCGTAACTGTTTCTTCAGTACTTACCGTTTCGCGTTGATTTGCAAAATCTACCATTAGTTTATCCAAGCAACCATCTTCGTTTGATTCCCAGGCTTTGCGGAACTGTTTGATAATTTCACCATCGCTGGTCACAAACATCA